CGCGTTAACATAGGGTGGAGTAATATTCGGTAAAGCCGGATAATACGTCCAATTAGGCAAAACAGCAGTCAAATTCTCGCCAGAAGCACAAGTGGACTGGGTATATGTGGGAGACATTATAAGCTCCTTAAGACTTGTAATCTTTTCCCCCATTGTCTGGTGAACAACTTCCAATGGCTCATCATGCAAGGTCTTCATTGAATCCAACCCAGACTGGAGCACAATAGCTCGAGCATTAATGGAATTGCCAGCTAAAGGTACAAAAGTACCACCGACAAAATCACTAAACTCAAAGTCATCTGCAGCACAAACTTCAACAAGAAAACTAATGTTATCAGAAGTTTCGCCAGTAGTTCTCAACTGGTCAAGAACTGCTAAAGATATGCCTCCAAAACTACCACCTGTCGAAATATGAGGTCGGGTACACACATAAGGTACCTCAAACTCAAAGACAGAGTCATCCTTCAAATCAAATATAGCGCTGCTAGTAAAAGGCTGCAAACCCACGGAAGCTGTAACTTCAGGTAAAGGACAAATGCTGGAACTAATTCCAGTATCGCCAAACTCCTCAGTAGATGGTACAAAGGACGCTACTAAGCGTCCAGCATGAAACTTGGTTTTGGCAAACGTAAACCTAAACTTGAAGCCACCCCTAAAGACTCTAAACATATTACCAAAGTAACACAGCCCAGTTGGTGCTATGCAATTGGTTGTCAAAGTGGAAGACACTGGCAAAGCTAAATTACCGCCAGGTGTGCCGCTATTAGTACGAAACCAAAAATTGGTTGGACTACAGCGCGAAGCATACACAAATGTGGCATCCGTATAGGATGTGGACATAGTGCCCACAAACGCCTGATTCCATTGTTTCAGAACAAAGCTCAAAGCCATCTGGTCCACATTGGAACCGTCAGTCTCTGTCACATCAAGGCGATTAGTTATATAAGGTGCTATAGGCACAGCCGTATCTGGTACATCGACATGAGTCGACGATCCAGAAATCAACGCGTCAGTACGAATCACTTGGTCTTCTATAATAGGTTGGGAATAACCAAAGGACTTCGCCGTCTTAGACAGCTTGTCAGAAAGCCAGGACACACCATGCGCCATAGCTCCTGCACCAGGCATCCCTAAACCAGTGGCCACCTTAGAGGCCGTAGAAGCGACAGAAGAAAGCCCGCTAAGACCACGGGAAACAACCTTGGTCTTCTTGGCCTCCTTATTCATAGCTGCAAGACCAGATTGCGGAATGACAGCGTTGAGTGTCACTGGAACAGCACCAAACAACACTATGTCCG